TGAATACCCAGCCAGATACAGGATCAGGACTTGGTAAATTGGTTTGGTCTTCCCAACTCATTTGTCGTTTTTCAGCTTCACGCCCCTCGGTCTCCCTCGGTTTACGCTCAATTGAAGTTTCCTCTTTAGCTAAAGCTTCAGTTCCCTGAGCTTCAACGCTTTCAATTTTCTCATTATTCATAAGAACCTTCCTCTAATTTTAGATATTGACTAGCATATGCTTGTGGGGATACTCCCAATTGTCTCGCAACCCTAAGTTGATCTTTGGTTAACGACACTTTGCGGGCTTTTTTGCCATTATGTCTCGATGATGGCGCAACCACACTCGCTGGTTGCTGTTTTGTTGTTGCCTTCCCAACTTCCGTTGTTTTCGGCTGCACTCCAAAAAAGTCTGGAAACCGATTTCTCATACGAATATCGACTTCACTGTAATATTTTTCCGAATTCCCCGCAGGGTCTACCCCTTCTTCCCTGATCTCCTGATCCAAGTACAAGGCATAGGAGGTCATTTTCTGGTGGTTCGGGTCTTTATTGTTCATGAACCAAGAATTCTTGTCCGACCATACTTGCATATCAGGGTCAAGTTGCGGTTTTTCTGTCTGTTGCTGTGGCATGCGTACAGGTGGCATATCCTTGTTTGCCTGTTGCATTATATAATCGGCATAATTGCCTGCTTGCTGTTCCGCCAATGTTGCCTGTGAAAGCTTTTCCTGTGCCTGTGCCATTGCATCCGAATCACCTTCATCATTAGCCGCTTTCAATTCAGTCATCGCACTGTGTTTTGCCCATTGTGCATTGTTCAATGCCTGTTGGTTCAATTCCTGACCGCCTCTGTTAACAAAGCCATAAAGCCTTTGGTTGTCAGTCATTGCCTGTCTTAATTGATTGACCGCTTCCTTTTCTGCACCCAGTGCTGCATCCTTGGCTGTCTGCGAATATCTTCAATTTCGCCCTTGACCGATGTTTCCTCTACCAGTGCCTCGATTTGAGGTTCTGAGCTTTCCGTTTCGATAACCTCGACTTCAGGCGCTTTGGTAACAACTGCGTTCTTTATGCCAAAAAACTGGTCTTGTGCAGTTTCCACTGGTTGATCGTTTACTGTTTGTTTCTCTTGTTCGTTCATGCTCTAACTACCCCCCTTGGGTCTTCGACAACCGCTTCCACAGTGTCATCGTTAATTATGCGAAATTCTTTTCCATAAATATTCAAACGAGTTCCTGAATAAGCACGAAACACAACCCAGTCTCCAGTTTTGCACCAAGGACCATTCGGATATCTTTCCTTGTCTTGGTAGCAATCCTCTCCCATCTTCAGGACGTAACCGCAAATATTTGCAACTTCTTCCAGATCAATGGTCTGTTTTGCCTTGACAATGCCCCCTTCAGTTTTTTCTTCGGTCTCTGGCATCGCCACCAAAATTCGCCATCCCATAGGATTCGGCAACTGGCTTTTATCTTCTGCCTCTGCGGTCTCCTTCAGTTGTGCGCTCTCTTGCATTTATTCCTTTATGAACTTTTCAATCCAGTCAAGAACCTCGCGTTCAGCAAGGGCTAAACCCTCAATAACTCCGACCATTTTCTGGTAATCCGAGAAATCCTTACACGCTCCCGTGGAAACATGGTCAGCGTGGTCATTCATCAATTCACGCAATCTACCAAGTAAAAACTGGGACAGTGATTGCGCTTTGATATCATTTGCCACGCTTGCTATCTTCAGTCATCGTTTTTACAATGTCAACGATTTTTTCAACCTCCCTGATTTCCTGTCTCTTGGCTTCTCGCCCTTCTTCTTGCATATCGCTAGCAATACGCTGTCCTATGCTTGCACTGGCAATTCGCTCCTGTGAAGCAATGCGGTCTCGCTCCAAAGAGTCCTTGGATATCGCTTTCTGTGTTTCAAGCTGAATCTTGGACTGGTCGGCTTGTGCTTTCCTCTGGACTTCGGATTCCTTGATTTCGAGTTCCTTCTGCTTGGCTTGAATCATTGGGTCTTGCATTTGTTCCTGTATCCTCTTCTCTTCAGCTTGCGCTACATGGGACTGGGTTAATCTCTGTGCGGCTTCGGCAATCGCTGTTGACAGTCTCTTTTCCAGATCATTCGGCAACGGCTCACCAAGCGGTGGCAGTTCCGTACCCAGTTCCTGTTCAATCTGGTAACGATAGAGGAATGCCAGATGTTCACGCACATGGGATTCCATTTCCGCTTGCAACATTTGTGCATTCGGGCTTTCCTGTAGCTGTTGCATCATCACTGGGTCTTGCGCTGCACTCATGTGTACTGTTATATGCGCCTCGTGGTTCTGGTATTCGTAAGCCTGTACGGGTTCCCCGTTGATAATATTCATGTTTTCGGTCACTGGATCGGCTGGCGGAATCTCGTTTACCACTGGCACAATCTCTTCTGCATCCTGAATTCCCAGTGAATCGAGCATCTGCCGATGCAATTCTGGCAGGTTGTACATCTCTGGCGATTGTTGCGACAGTTGCAAAGCCGCCTGATACTGCATGATGCGCTGTGACATCGTAGCTGCATTCGGGTCGGACACTGGCAACACATCCACCCGATCATCAAAGTCCTCGACCTTGATATCCTCGTTGGCATCAACGCTGTAGGGATACTTTGGAGAAGTAAAGTCCCTGATGACACCAACGAGTATTTCAAATTCTTTTTTCATCGTGGCATGGAGTCTGGCTTGGATAGCCGTCATCACTTTCATGCCCCTTTCCAAGATTGCAAGGGTTGTGCCGACTGGTGCTTGCTGGTTCATGTCCGATATCTTCAGATCGGCTATGCTGGCAAAGCGTCTGCCCTCTTCGACAATATTGCCCAACAACTGATACAGGACTGCTGAGGGTTCCTTGTAGGGAAGAAAGGTAATGTTGTCCCGAATCGCCCCACCGGGAACATCGACATCGCGAAATTCCCCCGGCATGATTGGTGAGTCATCGCCCTTGATCCTAAGCCCTCTGGCTTTCAAGCCACCGGGCAGATTCGACAATGTGCCTGCATCGACCAACTGCCTTAATAAACTGGTTGCCGACTTTGCCAGACCACCGATAAGGTGAACCAGACCAAAGCCATAAAAACCGACACCGGGCAAATACTGGTAATGCACAAAGTGCATCCTCCGCAATCTGTTCTCATCGTCCTCGTACCAATTCCTGTAGATACTGAGGATGATGCCACTGGGATAATCGATGGTAACCACATAAGGCAACGCAATGCCGTCTTCGTCCTCAAATCCAATCAAGTCCAGATCGACTTGCATTTCAAGCAACATATGGCGATCATCGTAATCGTAAGCATCGCTTGTGCCTGTCATCTCGTTGTATTTCTTGGTGATATCGCTTACTTTCGGAACCGAACTCGGCAGTTCTATATCACGATAGAACCCACTGACTTGCATCTTGCGCACTTCATTGCTGTTCTTTTTCATCACCTGTGTAGCTCTGGAACAGGTCTGTAGGGCGGTTGCCCCGTAGTTGACCACCAAATCTTCCGCTGGCACAAAGATGCCAGAGGGTCTGCCCAAGTTCGGGTCGTAGTAGACCTTGCGAAACGCTGAACCTGCCAACGGCAGGGAAAACAGCAGTTTCTCGGTTTCGGTACGATACTCGACCATCTGCGTGGTCAGCAAGTAGTTCATGTACGCCTGTACCCGTTGTGCTTGGTCTTCCTTTTCTGGAGTCGGATAACCGACTACCTTAGTCTGTACTGGACCTTGTGCTGGAAACATTTCCGTAATGGCTTGCGACTGGAAGCGGATCACCGCTTCACTCAGCAACGGGTGAAACACCCCACAAGCTCCCGCCCAAGGCGCAGTGCGCTCTTCAATCTTCAATCCCAACAGGCTCAGTCCCTTGACGTAGGTTTCTTCCCAGTCGGAACGGGAACGCCTGTCGGTATCGTATTGGGAAATGAGTTCACTGCCCAATGCCTGTAAATCCCTTTCCTCGATAAAATTAACCAGATTGGCATTGAAATCGCTCTCATCGTCTGCCATGGAATTGGGATCAAAATCTATGATCATGCCCCCGTCTTCAGTGTCAATTTCAATCGAGTCTGGGTTTTCTAGGGCTGTTGCCATATCTGCCTCTACAACCTCAATATCGTCTTCCAGTTCGATCAAGCCCTCTGGAGGCGTTGCTGTCGTTATCCGTTCTATAGCCAAATTCTTCTCCTAGTAATAATCTGCAATCCTGCCATGCTCCAACGGCTCGTCTTCCTCGTCTGAATAAAGTGGCACAAAACCACCTTGCCTGAAACGCAACAATGCCTGTGTGGTACTGTCCACCAAGTCATCGTGTGCCATGTTCGGGAATCCTGCGAATTCCTCGATCACTTCCTCTGCCCATCGGGTCTTCGGACACCAGACGATACCAGAAGCAAACAGGTCGGAAACCGCATTGACCCTTGATATCTTATCATTCCCTCTGCTCGGTGTGTATTCCGACACGGGAATCCCCAACGCCCTCAATTCAAAAATCA